GCCGTCGACTCTTTTTACTGTCTTATACTTTCCTCTGTGAAGAACTCTGTCGCCAACTTTGATTCCAAGGCCACCCATATCAACTGATTTTTCTGGGTCACGCTTGTATCCTGGCATATCAGGTAAAGCACCAGGTAAGTAGGTTTCCCTAACGGGAAATGTAGGAACACTTGCGATTGGCTCAAGCTTGGCAACTGCGCCGCCGCCACCGCCACCGTTAACCATGTCGTCAATTTCTGAGGCGCTCCACGCGTTGATTGGAACTAGACGCTCTGCTAGGTTGACTGCTGCCTTGTCGCTGCTGTTCCAGGAGTCTTTGCTCCAGAGATCGGCGGCTTTTGCACGTGCTCCATCTACTGCTTTGTCTTTCTCTAGTGCTCCTGCAATCTCGTCTCGCGTTGAGTCTGGGTTTCTAATGATGTCCAGTACTTCAGGCGCTGCGCCGGCTTCTTCTGCTGCCTTGGCTAGTCTTTCTCTCTTAAGCGCGGCACGTTCTTTCAGTGCCTCTATAAACTCTGGTCTGTCTTTGAACTGCTTGGTGTCCATCGCAGCGCCCTCACCGAGGACCCACGAAGCCTTGAGAGCACCGTCTGCGTTCTGCTCTAGTCTAGCGACCTCATTGCCTTCTGCGTCTTTCAGTACCAATGAGTTGTTCTTTATGAACTCCGTGTCGGCTACGTCGTACTTGTCTGGCGTTGGATCCGCGTCGAACAGCTCTCCCTGGTCTGGGTCCAGAGGATTTAATTCTTTAGACAGCCCTGGCTTGTCTTTGTACATGCCTGGTACGCTGTTGACTTCTTTTGACGGACGAACGCTTGTGTCGTCTGGCGCTACAGCTGACCAACCTGGCTCTAGCTGGTTGCCCTGGTTGTCTACTCCGTCGGCTGCCTGCTTCTTCAGCATGGCCATGCGCTCTGCTACGTGTTCGGCGTGGTTTGCCTTGTTGACCTCATTAAACTTTTTTACTTTCTCTTGCCAGGCAGTCCAGGTGCCAGATTCGAGAGTTGCTTTTACGTTGCGCTCTTCAACTTTCTTGTCGAGCCTTGGCTCGTCGGTTTTGATGATCTTCTGCGTCTCTGCCCAGTCTTGCGAGACCCCGATTGGCACTAGCTCTGGCTTGCCGCTGCTGCTTTCATCCATTCGATACGCAGTGTAGAACGGTTTGCTAGCGTCCCACTTACCGTCTTCGCCTGCGCCGACTAGCTCGCGTAGTTCTTTTTTGTCTGGTGCAAGGTCTTCCTGCTTTTTATTGTGCTCTGTAATGTTGGCAATTACGTTCTTTAATTTTTGATCTGGCTTCAATGACTTAGCTACTACGTACTCTCCGTCAGTGCTTCTGTAAATGACAGTGTTTGGATTGTCGCTCTTGGTCCCGAGTTCGTAGCCGGCAGGCGCGTCTACTTCCTTGATGTCTGCCTCGTTGAGCACCAAGTCTTTTGAGCTGTAGCGTGCTTCACCCTTTTCTACGTCTGTCTTTAGCACTGCCTTTACGCCGCTGGTGGCGTTGGCTGGTACTCTGTAGATCTTGCCGTCCGGAGTCTGCACGTCGAATGTTTCTGTGTCTGGGTCGGCTGCGACTGTCTGTCCAGTCATCCAGCTAACAATTCCGTCTAGCCCCTTCTTCAGCCATCTGCGTCCGCCGCCCATCTCTGCAAACTGGCCCTCGGAGTCACGACGTTGGAGCATTGCACGAGCACGACGTGCGGCAGATGAGTTACCGTCGTTGAGTCCTGCAATCAGTGCCAGTGGCTCGGCGACTAAAGTGTCTGACGGAACAAAACGACCTATGGCAGACTGTAGCTGCGTCAGTGCGTGAACCTGTTCAGGCGTACCTATCGGCGCGCCAAAGGCGGAAGCTACTACTGGACGAAGGTCGTCTTCAAGTCTAGGATCTGTGGACATCCAGTGACCGCGTGCTTGGCGCAGCGCGGAGGACGTCATCGCGTGTGCACGACTGCAAAGCGGATGTGAGATTGGTAGTAAGTCTGTGTTATCTGCAAACGCGGCCGATTTAACGCTGGAGCTCTGACTCAGTGACACGAAGAGGCCTAGGTCACGCAGAGCCTGGTACTCTCTGATTGAGAAAGACAGTCCACGAGTGCGGTCTAGAGACCTACGAACTACGGTGAGCGCGGCACGCTTCGTGACACGACGCTCTGGCAGAACTTTTGGGTTTTCATTTGCTAGGTAGGCCATAACGCTGTTGTGCAACATCTGTGCCTGCTTGGCTACATTTAGTCGCTGTGGTCTCTTTGCCACTGCAGCTTTTTTGTCAATAGCGTTTACCAGCTTGTTTAGTATGTTGCTGCTCATGCGTTCACTCCTTGGCTTGGCAGTAAGTCTAGGTCCTTAGAGTCGCTGCTCAGCTCTGCTAGCGCTAGTGCTCTCTCGAAAGGTGACTCTCCTGCACGCACAGCGCGAAGCCAAGCGGCACGAATAGCCGGCTCTGCGACATAGCCGAGGCCGGAAAACTCTGTTAACGCCAGGACTGCTTGCTCTGGGCTCTCGTACTCCTGTGGCTCTAGCAGTGTAACCATGAGCTCATCCGACCAGGATACTTCTGCTGATGCCATTATTGAATTGCTCTTTTTGCTGGAACGCGGATGCGCAGCAGGTAGTAAATCGTTGTCTGTGGTGTAGTTTGCGTTTGCTGGCTTGCCACTCTTGAGTAAACGTAGGAACGCATTTACGCGAGCTGCTGCCCAACCGTCTCTTGTCATACCCGGTCGGTGTGAGCCGGAGAATGCACCAGCACCACGGCGATACACAGCCTTGAGCATGGCGCTTGAGGCCTTGCGTCCGTCTGGCGCCTTCTCATTGTGCTTACGTACTTTCTCGGCTAGCATTGCTTCTGTCCTCTTTGAAAACTTTATCGACTTGGCCTTCTTGGCCGTCGCGGACTTTGGCTTGTTCTTGCTCGATCCGCGCACTCGTTCGCTCGGCTTTGCTTTGGGGTGGTTCTTGCCGGCGAGATGCGCGTCTGTTGTTTCGTCTTCGTACGACACGTCTAGGCCTCCGGTTGATCAAGAGGTAGTTCACCTGGGTCAGGTGCCGCTGTGGGCTCCTGCTCCGGTGGTGGTGCTACTTCATTCTGCTCCTGTGTCTCTGGCGTCTCTTCTGCCGGAACTCCTCTGGCTAGCTCCATAACTCTCTGTACGTCCTCTGGTAGGCCCGCAGTCGCGTTGCCGCGAACTCTAGACATGGTGTCGGGACTGTAGACTGCAAGCATTGCTTCCGTCAACTCAGGCGTGATCTGACCCTTCTCTACGAGCACACGCAGCGCAATTTCTGTCTCGGTAGGTGCGTCTGAGGAAGAGAAGCCGTGCGTTCTACGCCAGGTGTCGCCGGACAGGATGTGTCTGTCGTAACCTAGGTCTGCGTCTGACGCGCGGTCGTTGCGTGTTGAGACTGCGCTTGGGTCGTACCAGATAACTAGTTTCTCTACCTCAGATGCGGTGTAGCCGTTGCTGATCAGGTACGGTCTGAAGTAAACCACGGTGAGCGCGTCTACGATGAGCAGCATCAGTGGCTCGATGTGCGCCTTGTACATGGACTCGTCGATCTGCAGTGCGTTGGAGTACTTGATGTTTGCCATGCCGGTAACTACGTCTTTCGGGATGTCAATGCCCTGCAGGATACGTTCTAGTACTCGGTCGGCGCGGAGTGCCAAGGCTGGGTCGAACGAACGTTCAAACTTAAACTGCTTGATCTTGTCACCGAGCTCGGCAGGACCACGAATAATTAAAGGTACAACCGCGGATGCGGAGTCTTCATCGCGAATTGGAGTAGTCATCGCGTCGATGAGCTGATCCTCGAACTCGTCTTCGGCCTCCTGAGAGACTGCGCCTGGATTTAACGAATCGTCGTCGATTACGTCTGGGTCGCCGCTCGCGGCTACTGACAAGCCATCTGGCAGGTAGAGTGCGCCGGCGTTTAATCGAGAGCGAGCTGTAGCACGGAATGTTCTGTTCAGCAGTAGTAGCTCTGCGCAAAGGTCTAGCATGCCTCGTAGGCTTGAGTCTGCTTCGTCAGAGAAACGTGGGTGCGCTCGCCAGATACGTCCGACAAACGCCTTGTTCGGCAGTTCGTAGCCGCCCTGTCTAGAACCAGATTGTCCGCCGCCAATTTGATCGCGACGACTGATGATTGAAAATGAATTGTTCTTGTTGGTAGCGGCGACCACTTCGTCGGTGCTCTTTATGTCCCAGGACTCGGCGATGCCTGAACCAGGTCGCGCTGGAACCTGCACTAGGTAACACTCACCGGTAACGCTTAGGTTTAGGGCGGCGTCACGCAGCAGACCAGCCTGTCCGCCGTAAGCGGAGTCTAGGCGCATGATCGCACGCTCGGAGGCCATTGCTAGATTTTTATCTACGCTCTGCACGTCGCGTACGGACTTAGGTGCTTCTGACGGATCGTCGACTATCGCGGGGAACAGGCGGATTCGTGAGATGACCGAGGCGACTAGGTTGAAGGCGTACTTGACTTCACCGATCGCGTCGTAGTACTCCCAGGCCTCTCGCTGCCAGGCAGAGCTGGCGGAGCTGCGGCGAAGTCTAAACTGTTCGTGTTCGTCGCGGTTGTTCATCTTGACCTGCGCGGCGGCGGCGGTCATCACTCGAGGAGAGGAGAACACAGCGGCGGAGGCCGGAGATACGAAGATGGAGGATATTCCACGGTTGGTCGGGATCTGAGAAGTAGAAATAGTTTTTGCCGCTGCGGAAGACGCACGCAGGTTCGGTGTAGCTGAAGAGGGCTCGTCAGAGCTTGGAGTACGTTTGAATAGACTCAAGTTTTTCTCCTGCACAGTCGTTTGGTTACGGAGTACAAGTTTAGTCCGTGGAGACAGGTTTTGTACGCGGTGGTGTGGTAATCATACACGTATGTTGGAAAAGTGTTGTTACAGTTTCTGCAGTTGGTACAGAGTTTTTGCCAGGTCTGCGATGTCCTCCAGGGACAGGTTCGTGGCTTGGTCCGGGCCGGCCATTTCTTCAATTTGGTCCAGCAAGGGGGACAGTTCTTCCCGGCTGAGGCCGGTTCTCCTGCACAGGAACTGCTGCATCTCTTCCAGGACCCGGGCCAGCACTTCGCTTACCCCAGCCATGTGGAACTCGATCTGCTCCAGTCGTCTCTGCAGGTTCTCCACAGGATCTGGCTCCCCGGATGAAAAATCGTGAGAGTACATAAATTGACCTCCGTTTCTGACTCGGATTTAGCACCCCTAGGCGCTATTATTACAAGTATGACATGTATAGTTGCAGTGGTCCACGGAGGCCGAGTATTTATGGCGGCCGAACGAGGCAACAGCGACGATAGCCTTATAGTATCGTCTTTAGACCCCAAGATCGTT